ATAAAGTTTGGTCTATTCTTTTGCCGCCTATTGTACCCTTGTATCGGTAAAGGATTGTTTCAATCGCATCCGATATATTTGATGCTTGCAAGAATCCACCATTACCATCCTTTGCTTTTGATGCGTAAATGTTTATTTCAACATCATGGTTTATAATTGAATAACCATCCTTAAAGTTTTCTGGTGTGCTTCTTTCTGTTATTACAATACGTGGAAACAAGTTTTCTTGTGGTGCAAGTCCATAATTTAACTGCTCTACTAAATTAGTAATTGCAGGAACATTTAGAAGTTGATATATTGCACCGCCTATCATTAATGCAAATATCTTTAAATCACTTTTGTTGTTGATGTAATTATTTTAACATTCTTTGTTTTGCGGTTTTACTTCCGTTGCAACTTTTACATAATGCCTGAAAGTTTTCTTCATTCCATTCATCACCACCTTGTGACATTGGAATGATGTGATCCGTGTAGTATGATGGTTGATTGCACCCCTCAACCTCACACACCGGATGTTTCATTTTATAGGATAAAGATAGGTGCCGCCATGCCTTTGAATTGTAGAACTTTTCGTGTTCTTTGTCTTTAAGCCAGTTCTTTTGTTCTGCTTGCTTATTTTGTTTTTGTGGTGTGAATCCATACACCTTTTTTGGCATTGATGGCATTAAGGGTTAAGTTTAGCACCGTTGAATTTATAAACAAATCCATCAATAGGATTTCTGTAATATGCGTGTTCATCGTAAAATACAAACTCACCATCCTGCAAATAATCTACATCACGCGGATCTGCTGCGTTGCCTTTCATTTGAAAGATGTTTGCACGCACTCTGTTTGATTCCATTGTTTCACCTTTCTTGTACACAATAATACTGCCTTCCCTCATTGGAAATGTTGTTGTTTTTAGCTGAACAAGAATTTCAGTATCACCAACATTCACATTTTCACGCAAAGTGAAGTATTCAATTTCGCTTGTGTTGTTTGGATCAAAAATACTTATGATATCACCTTTGAAAAGTCTATCGCCTGCATAAGGATTAATTGGCAGTGTATCGTGTGTCCCTATTTCAACATTGTCTATAAATCCAATTGCATCACGTGAATTGAATGCACCAACGGTGTTGTATTTTTCTTCACCGCTAAAAGGTTTAATGTCATCAACTGTTCCAATGTAGTCCGTAATTATTTTGTGTGATGCTGCTGGCATTGCTGATATAACCTCAAACCATTCACCCTGCACCTCATCCATTGTGTAGTCTTTTGTGCAACCACTAAACACATACACTTTGTCATTGTAAGCCAATGAGTAAAATGGATAGTAATCACCCACTATTGTTGACATCATTCGTTCAACTGGCTTGTATTGCAAACTCATAGCCTCATACACCCTCATGATTGAAAGGAACAAATACAATGGATCACCATTTTCTTGAAGAAACCCCCCATCAAATGTAGTTGTTGGTACTAATGAAACACCCCCAGAATTATAAGATTCATTGATTTGTATTTTTACCACTGTGCTTGTGTCTGCTGCACTATCTATAAACAACAAAGGATCAAGTTCAACTTCCTTTGTAAAGAATCCAGTGGGATTGTCTAACTCAATATATTTGTCATAATTTTCGTTTACCTCAGTCAAAGGAAACAATATACGCACTCTGGTAACATCCATTGCTTTTGCATATTGCAACAAACCTATCTTTGCATTTTGCCCGATATACTCAAATGTAATACTAATTTCAAAGTCATCATCAAAATTAATGACCGGTGTGTTTACAAATAAAGTTGTATTGTTTCCGCCACTTTGAACGTATCTAACAACATTCCTTTCTGCAACTGGAACAACAACATCATCTGTCCATTCGGTTTCATATTGTGATGAACTTCTTGGTGTTGTTCCCCTCAAATATCTGTTGCCGGTTGTGCTATAAATGGCCACCATAACTTTGACAACATAGTTGTTTACTTTTATAGGATTTAGAAACGTATCATCAAATGTGTTGCCATCAAGAATACTATCACGGCCATGTGAATCAAAGATTGGAATCGCAACTTGTATATTACCTAATCCGTCACCATTTATTTTGCCTATTGGAAAAGTGTAAGAATCTTGTGACGTAGGATCATCGTTTGCAATTATGTTTTTTACATCTTCGTTTATGTGGCTTCCTTCAAAATGTCGTTTTTGTTCCATCTTGACTTTATAGGCACCGGCATAATACCCAAATGTTCCACCTGCTAAAATATTGAAATCTTCCGTTGTGTTTCCAACACTTCTTTGATGTGCATAAATCCCTTCTGTATAAGTATAATTATTACTTGAATCAACTAAGTATTCTCTAAAAGTAATATTTTCGTTTTTAAAGTTACGTACTTGCTGAATATAATAGACACCATTTGCAATGTACATTCTACATGAATAAATGTCTAAAATTCCTTTTAATACATCGTAGTAAGACTTCCATTTTGTAGGAAATTTATTTGCATCTTCAATAAAAAAGTTGTCAGAAATATACGTGTAATCAAGTGGTGAATCTGCATCGGTTGTGGTTGCTGATAAGACTCTACTTTTGTATTCAATTGATTCACGAAGATACGGATCGGTTGCACCCCAGAATTTATATAAGTCTAAAAGTCCAAGTATGTCAAACACATTTCTGATCGCCGTGTTCTGCTCTAAAGTTTCTTGTGTGTATTCATAAAACTTAAGCGCTGCAAGTCCGTCAATGGCCTTGAAAGTGTATGGAATAGGCTTTGAATCGTTGGCCCATTCAACCAAGTCCATGACAATGATACCGGCCCAATCCAAATCCCATAATCCACCAACTTCTTTGTATATTAGGAATTTGAGTTTATTGTCTTGTGTAATTTTATATTGTTCAAAGAAACGATCAAACCAAACGTCATTGTTTGAATAGGTTATTGTGCTGCTTGAATCTTTAATGGCTCCAAGTATTTCATCACCTTCACCACCCCACTCAGTATTAAGTGACATTATATCTGGTGCAAATGTTGGTGCGTATTGTTCTGATGGTGCTAAACTGCTTCCTATTGACGTATATGAGCCACTGTAGGCAATGTTTAATGTTATTAGTGTAGTTGGCCCACTTGAAAAAATTGCGGTGATTGTGGCCGTTGTATAAGCTAATGAACCAATGGCAGCAATTGCACATTCATCATTTTCAACAACACCACCATCAGCAACAACCCTTGCTTTATAAGTGTTGAAAGTTGTTAGTGGATCAATTTCACTTCCAGTGTATAAATAAAGTACTTGACCAATTTGTAAAAAATCTGTCCAATCTTTAGAAACATAATAAGTGTTTCCAGCACCGCCAACAATAGCAACTTTTGGGAAACCAATGTAATCTTCACCGTATAATTCTGCTTTGTAACGTACACCATCACTTGATACTAATTGACTGCTAAAAATTGTGTTGCCCATTTATTTTTTATCTTCTGAAGTTGTTTGATCTACTTTGAACAAGGACTAAATCCCTGCCGCTTATTTTTGTTTCCAAAACTATTGGTTGCATGTTTGAAGTATTCATTGATGAATAACCACCAGAAAATGATGATGGATTTGATGCACCACTTTTGTCAATTCCCTTTTGACTTAAGTTTGAGATTGCGGCACCTGCTGCAACTAATGCAACACCGCCTATTATAGCAAGTGCAGGATTAAAACTTTTAATTGCTACATCCAACATTACTTGTGCAATACCCATTGCAATCATAGCTTCACCAAATTGGCCCATGAACTTACCTAATGAGTCTAACAAGCCTTTCCCAAAGTCTTTAACAGTCATATCACCGCCACTTATTACAGTGCCTAAGAAGTCACCAAATTGCGTTAAACCTTCAGTTGCTAATGACTTCAATCCAGAACTTAATGCATCGCCCATTTCTTCGCCCAAGTCAGCAGCTTGTTTTTTTGCTGCTGCAATGGCTTGTTCGTCAAAAAGTTCTTGTGTTAATTCGATAGGCTTAATGTCTATTTGAACCGGTGCTTTTATTGGTTCATCAAATTTAAGGCCTTTTGATTTAAGTCCTTTCGTGATTGATTCAATTGCAGGTGTTTGTAAATTTGCCGCTTCAATTCCTTTTGAAAAATCAATTCCAAGTTTAATTGGCTTTGCCGCTTCTTTGCCTAAATCAGATATTGAATCTGTGGTTTTATCAATTTCATCTGTTGTTTCAGTTAAGTCCTTTTTAACATTTTGCAACATTTCTTTGAAGGATCCAAACTCCTCAGTTGATTCCCTCGATTTCATTTTGAAAGAATCTAAGAAAGCATTTATACCAGTTCCAATGTCTAAGCCTAAAATATTGGCAAATTTCAAAAATGGCGTAACCATTGATTTTAATATGTCAATAAATCCGTTTGCAATTCCAACCCACGCATTGTAAAAGAAATCTTTAAACGCTTGCAAGTTATCACGAACGTACATGAATGCAGTTGCTAATAAAGCAATAGTTGCTATTACACCAACAATTATAAGTGTTGTTTGAACTTGCGCCATTGATAACTTGGCAAATGCGATTGTCAAACTACCAACAATAAATAAAAGTGGGCCAACTGCTGCCGCTAATCCTCCAACAATTAAAATTGTAGTTTTCATGTATGGATTTAATTCAGAAATTTTAATTGCAATAATGCTTAAAATATCAGCAGCCGAACTAATTGCAGGTGCCATAATTTCACCAAAAGACATACCAAGTCCTTCTGTTGCTGATTGCAGTTTGAACATTGAACCTTGCAATGTATTGTCCATTATTGCCGCCATTGCGGCCGCAGGATCTTTTGCGTTTAATATAGAATCAGTTAATTCATTCACTGCATTTTTACTTGTAGCAAGTGTGATTGCAACGGCCGCATTTTCTCGGCCAAACATATCAAGTGCAGTCTTATTTTTGTCGGTTGAATTTGCAATTTTATTCATTGCATCATTATAACTCATGCCAGTTGATGCAAGTGTTAAAAAGATGTTTTTCAATCCGGTTCCGGCCGTTGATGCTTCAATATTATTGTTGGCTAAAATACCAAGCATTGCGGTTGTTGATTCTATACTTTGACCTGCATTTTTTGCAACTGCTGAAACCTTACCCATTCCAAGTTGGAATTTATCAAGATCAAGACCAGACATTGAGAAACCTGCCGCCATTGTATTAACAACACGATCCATTTCGCTTGCATCTAATCCAAACCCACGCAATGCACCACCTGCAACCTCTGCACTTTTGGCCAAATCTTCACCGGTTGCAAGTGCCAAATTTAGAGTTGATTCTGTTATTTTTTCAATTTCGCTTGAAGAGAAACCTAACTTTGAATAGTTAAGCATCAAGTCAGAAACTTCTGATGCCGTAAATCTGGTACTTATCCCAAGATCTTTTGCCAGTTTATTAAGGTTATTAAACTCTGCACCGGTTGCACCGCTTATTGCTTGCACCTTTGCCATTGATTGCTGAAAGTCTGCAAATGTTTTAACGGCTAAACCACCCATTATGGCCAATGGCGCAGTGATGTATGTGGACATGTCTTTGCCCACGCTTTTCATTTGCTTGCCTACCTTAGTAAGTTCCCTTGATAAATTTTGACTTGAATCTGAAAACGCTTTTAAGTCCCACCCAATTCTTAAGTTTACATTCTTCTTTGCCATTTTATTTGAACCAATTCGGTTTTTGTTTTTTCAGTTGTTCTATTTCTTCTTTTGTCCAAGCATTGTTGCCAGTGCCTTTTTTATCATCTTGTTGTTCCCACTCAAATTTAATTAAGTCTTGTGGTTTGTGCATCCTTTTATTTCCTGCACTTTTCAAGGTTACAAAAGAAACAAATCTTGCAGTTTCCCATTGCGTGCGTGCCTTTATGTTTTCGCCTATTGTATGCCCTATGTAAGCATCAAATATAGCCGCCATTGTGTAATCATCAAGTGATAGTGGGGATTGCTTTAGAACGCCTAATACAAACCCCCTTATCCAATTTGACAATGGCAATTTTACTTTTTTGCTTCCTTGCCCATGTTATTCAATGCCGCCATATCTTCCTGCATTGCTTGTGTAAATACGTTAATAAGTGCAAAGTCTTCATCAATGGCATCAATTACAAAGTCCCTTGTTACATTTTCACCTGCCGCTTTTAGTCCGCAATAGGCAATGTCTACCAAAGTACTCATGTTGATGTTGTCACCAATTGCCGATACGCTTGATCCGGTTTCCTTTTCGTACATTAATAATGCTTTGAATCCGAATTTGAACTTGTACTCTTTGTTTTTAATTTTAATCATTTTTGTGTATTTAATTTTAATTTGTTGTGTGGTTAGTAGTTAATATGTAAAAAAAAAGGTGGGCAAAATACCCACCCCATTTTAATCACACATTAACAAGATAAAAACTAAACTGTCGCTTTTGTCACCGCGCCAGTTCCTTCAAAAGATACTGAAAAGGTACTTGATTCTTCAAGGCCGTCAGTTCTTCCTAATGAGGTAATATGACAAGATCCACTATATTCAACATCTCCAGTTACGTCTGTGGTCCATGTTACAACAACTGCTGCACGTGTTACATACGCATCGTATAAATCAGTGAAACCGTATGTTGCATCTTCTGCGAAGAAACCTTCACCGCTTCCAGAGAAAGATCTTTGTCCTTCTAAACTCTCTTTCCATCCTGCTGAGTCTTTTGTGCTTGCGTCACGGGTTGCCATGTCGAAAGTCAAAGAGTTAGATGTTAGGTGTGCAACTGTTACACCTCCAACTTGTATTTTGGCGATTGTGCCATTCAATATTCCTGTACTTGCCATTTTCTTATATTTTAAACAAATTTAATTTCGTTTACTTCTTTGTTTTAGTAATTTTTTTAACTTTGGGTTTTTCCTCATTGTCGAATGCTATTTCGAGAATATGTTCAACCTTTTCTTCTGTTGTGTAGTCACCAAATTCCTTTGCAACTTGCAATTCAATTAATTCCGCGCCTAACTTATTGCTCACGCGTAGTTCTGTGCCTTCCGGTAACACTCTAAGTGCAACCGCATAATCTTTTATTAATACTATTCTCATAAATTTGATTGTTTTATTTTTTTATTTATGTACTTTTCTAATTCAACACTCATTGTTTTTTCTGTTGAATTTAACAATGGTCTTGCTGCGTCCATAATGAAATCATTTTTTGGTATTCCATAAACACCTTCTTGAATAAAGAAAGCATAAAAACCATCGTTTACTGCCCTTGCACCTTTTCTTGGCCCAACCAAAACATTAGGGTAATTTTTTAAAGGACTTGTTTTGATGGCCATTGATTTTTTCAAATTGCCAGCTTCATAAACTTTGCCATTTCTCCCTACAATTGGCCCATCTGCAACCGGTGTGTTTGATTTTACTGCTGCTAATATTGGCTTTGCTTGCCTTCTTAAAATCTTTAAGATTTCACCCCTTTTCATTCTGTCGTTAGATATGGATATTATTTGACTAATCACCTTATCCATTCCTTCTACACTTAAATTCATAGTGTTCTTGTAGCCGTTAAAAACAAACCTTCACGATCTAATTCTTGAATCTCAATAATATCGTAATTTGTAGCATTGTAAACCACACGCATGCTTTCGTTTATGCCTGCAAAGTATCTAATTTTAAACTTTACCTTATTGGTTGCCGTTACTTGATCCGCATTAATTGCTTCCGTACCGCTTACCTTTTGAACATTGGCAAATGCAGTGTGAAAAGTATCCCATGTGGTGGTGTATTCACCGATGGAATTAGTTGCAAAGTTTTGCACTTGTATAGTTATCTTTCTATCTAAACGGCCTATGTTCATATTTCTGTTCTTTGACTAATTAAAGAAAGTTGGTACATGGTGCCGCGTGATATAATTCTACCGGTGGAACCAAGTATTTCATTTTGTCTGTTTTCAAACATATCCGCAACTAACATCCTAAGTGCTTGCTTCACCATTGGATCCGTGTTTGCAACTGTGGTAATTTCAATTTCAATTGCAAAGTCTTTTACATAAAGTGAAGGCAAATTACCTTTTAATTCAATGTAAGAATATAAACCATTGTTCCAGTGATAATTTTCAGTACTTAAAAGAGTACGTGTATTGTCTAAATCATAATAGTAAATTGCTATTGTATCAACCTCAGCAACATCCACGCGGAAATCATCCCATTCCTGCATGTAGCCCAATATAGACCCCTTCACAAAGATTGCAGTTTCATTGTACAACCAAACGTGCGCACTTGCCAAATAATCATTAATAAGGTCATCAAATGAATCATCAAGAATATTCAAATGCCTTTTGGCTTCAACCAAAGTTAAGGCCCAATTTTCTACCGGTGTGTAGCTGGTTATTTTTTTATTTCTTATCATTTTTTAATTATAAAAAAAGGGATAGGCACAACACCCACCCCTTTTATTTTAGTTATTAGTTAAGATTAACCTAATGTTCCAACTGAAATTGCAGCATCTTGAACAAGAGCCATGTCCCAATAAGAATTAAGGATTAATCTGTTGGTTCCTTTGATAGCTTGTGTGTAAGGATCCATAAGGATTTCAACACCACCAAACTGAGCAACTTGAACTTTTGACCAATCTCCATAATAAACTGCTGGATTTGTAATGTCAGCAATTTGATTGCTAAATTTCGCCATCATTCCCATGATCATTTCATTAACGATTAAGGGACTAACACCAGAAACTTGTGCTGCTGAATATACATCGCTAAACAAATCGTTTGAGAATGCAAAACCTAAGTTACCTCTGTTATGGTTGTTTCCTTGTACTTCTTCGATAAGAGCAAGAACAAGAGCGCTAATTGCTGCGTTAGTTACCGGAGTTTTTCCTGCACCTAAGTAAGCATAAGCACCATTTGCGCTATCGTCTGTGAATGCTGCATATTCAACTTTTGCTGCAACCGCTTGAGCGATTGAGTTTCTAAGTGCAGTCTCTAAAGAACTGTTTGCCTGCATTGCTGCTTGTTTTGAATAATCAACAAAAGCTGCAAGTCTACGTGGTGCAAGATCTTTTTTGCTCATTGCTGAACCGCCATCGATTGCATCAGAAACTTCTGTTTCCCACTGAGTAGATACTGCACCTAAGATTGGAATTCTTTGGTCTGTTGATGTTGCTATTCTTGTAACACCTAAGTCACCAAGTATAGTATTTGCATAAACCGCGTCAACAAAAGATTGTTGCTCAACACCGCTTGTTCCGTTTTCAGTGATTACTGCTCTGTTCAAAATCATTGAAGGGATAACGATTCCGTTTGAAGATCTGCCAATTGCGTGCATTTCTTTTTCACCTTCTTGAGCCATCTCAGCTTCAACACCTTCTAATTTACCACCAAATGCGGCTCTTACTGCTTTACCAAAAGAAAAGTCTCTTACTATTTCTTTTTCCTCTTTGCTTACGGTTGCAACTGGTGAACCGCCTAAATTTGCTGCTTTCAATCTGATTTCTTCTAATTTTTCTGTTTTTGGTAACTCTTCAACTAAAGTTGTAAGTCTTTCCATGTTTGTATCGAAAGATACTTTCTCATCTTCGCTAAAATCTCTATTTTCAGAAGAAACCAAAGTTTCTAATGAATCAAGAATATTTTTAACGCTTCCGATTTCCTCACGTATTTCTAAACTGTTTTTCATTTTATTGTATTTTTTAATTTACTCTACAAAAATTCTACTTTTTATTATAGGTATTTTGTAACAATTTTAACCTTATTGTAATTTCTTAAATCTGCTTTAGTATCAAGACCCATTTCAACCGGTGCAACATCTTCAACTATTTCCAAAGATTTTTTAAGTTCATCAATTTGGTCTGCACTTCTTTTGAAAGCATCCTTGTTTGATCCTGCACTAACTATTGACCATTCGATTAATTCTTGACGTGTGAAATAAATAGTACCACTATCTTCACCATTGTCAACATTGCCGTAACGATATTCATGTGGAATTGCACCAACTGATGCCATTTTTAAAATACCGTCTTGCATTTTGTTGAATACTTTGTCTGCCAATGGATTGTTCCCTTCGCGCTCAAATGTAACTTCACCTATCAACTCTTCACCATCTATGTATACTCTGGATGTTCCAATTATTGTGTCTGGATTGGAATCACTTGTTACATGGTTGTATGCAACTATTGGATTTCTATTGTAGTTTTCTAAATCCCAACCTGCCAATTTAAACACTGTTCCGTGTCTGTCAATTGATTCGGTGCTTATAACAAATTGTGCAGTTCTATTTTCAGCATTAACACCGCGAACTTCTGCAATTCTTTCTATTTTATTCATTATTTTGGTATGTCTTTTTTGTAATAATCTGCCATTTGTTCAATTGGTATTCTGTTGATTTGAACATAACGTTCATCACCATTTGCAACTGAGTTTCTATCTTCTAATTCAAGCACGTCATTAATTGTGTAAGCCCCGATGTCAGTCATCAATCGATAGTATTCACCTTTGGTTTTTACGTCTGTACGAAGTAAGCGATCAACATTGTGTTTAAAATAATGGTTGCGTTTTTCGCTTTCTTTTAATAACTTTCTTCTATATTCCTGCTCTATTTTTTCAATCCACGAGCCAATGCCATAAGTAACAAACTCGATTGATTGGTGTTCAATGTTTGAAAATGTTGCACCATCCATCTCATTGATCATGTGTGAAGGTATGCCCAGAATTGTTGCAATTTCATTCTTTTGGAATTTACGTGTCTCAATAAATTGCGCATCTTGTGGCGGTAAGCCTAAACGATGGTATTGAGTGCCTGCATCTAAAATGGCAGTGCCACGTGTTCCATTTGCCCCATAATTATTTGACCATTGTTGACTTATTGCATCTTTGGTCTCTGGCTTTAATACGCCGGAATAGCTTATAAAGCCGTCAATCCTCGTTCCGCGATTATAAAAATCGGCCCCATAATCTTGTGCAGCTATCGAAAGCCCTAAATTCTGCTTGTGTGCTTGAATTGCGCTTAAACCGATTACGGGATCCGATCCAAAACCTCTAAGATTAATTATATCTCGATCTTTTACAAGTAAACTTTCTTGTTTGTTTGCTGCTTCTTTTATTTCAACTTTCCAGTAAAGTTCGTCATCATATTTTAACGGTTCACAAATCTCACGTGATACGTTTACAAGTCCAGTTGGTGTGCCAAATCTGTCACGCTCTATAATGGCCAAACCATTACCGTGATTAATTGCTGATGTTATTAAGATTTGTGTAAAGTCAAACGCGCAGGTCTGATAATTAGATTCTGCATTCAGTAGGTATTCCACTGGATGGTCTGTCATTGTACGCTTACCATTGACCTTTTTAAACACATCAACTGGCAACATTGCAACTGATTCAGATATTCTTCGAACGCCTGCCCAATAAGCTGATAATCCAAATACACTTTTTTCGTTTACCGGTGTACGCCCAACCATGCCGCCAAAATTGGCATTTAAAAATCCTTTCTTTTCTGAAAGCACTGGATTGATCCGTTTTACCTCAAACCCTAATATATTCATCCTTGCAAAAATCTTTAAAATTAATTTGTAATAATTGTAATTTATTTAACTAAAAGTTCTTATCATAGTTTTTACGCTCAACTTCAAGTTTGAAATAATGAAATGATGCAAGACCATTAATGTGTGAATCAGTTGGGAAAAAATACTTCCAACCTTTTGAATATCCCCTTGCAATGTAATAAAAAAATGCTGCTGCTAATTTGCCACTTGATTTTTTAAATACAACTGTTGCGGTGTGGTCTGACATTGAAATTATTTCATCCACTTCAAAAGTTTCATTGTTAAAATTACCCTCACGATCTGGCCTTGAAAATCTTTGTGCAACACTTTTGCATTCTGCATCTAATTCTTTTGCAATTTCTTTGTTCATTTTGCTTTTTTGACTACTTGTTTTTTCTTTTCAATCGATTTGTTTTTGTGTCGAATGCTTTCGCTTGCTTTATAGCTTTGATAGTTTTTGTGTGGCTTGTAGTGTGGGAAGTAAATATTGATTTCTTTCACGCATGCATCGTATGCCATTTTTCGCACTTTGACCCTTTTAAGGTGTTTATGGAATAGTTCATCTATTCCCTTGCATATTGCATCAATTACATCCATTGGAATGTCAAGATTAGGTTTGTAATTACTTAAAACCGGCCCGCGATCTTGACTATTTGCCAAAATAACACGATAGGAATCAAAGTCTTTGTAATGTTTGAAATTAGGTGCATATTCTCGCACTAAATCAAGCGCAGCATCATAGGCATCTTCTTGATTGTTGTTTTTTAACATTTGTAAAAAAATGAAATCAAAATTCTTTTTGTAGTTGAGTACATTGTACACTGGTTCTGTAAGTATCATATTATATAAAGGTTTCCTTGTTCTAAATAACTGTTGGTATCTTCGGGATTGTCCAACCATAAGCCATAGGCCATTACGTTTGAAATTAATCCATCTATTTTTTTACTTGGTGCTTTGAAATCCTTTTCAAGTTTGATGTTTCCTGCAGGATCGCTTTTAACACTTGCATTGCCTGCCATCCATCTCAACACCGGATTCCCAAAGTGGTTAAACTTTCGACTTTCAATTGCGGCTTGCATTTCTTTGGTTGGTGCGTTCATGCTTTTGAATCCTTGCCTAAATTCAATTAAATCAAGACCCTCATCCATTAAACGCGGTGCAATGTGGTGTGAATTCCAATTATCGTATGCAATTGACTTTATTTGATATAATTTGTTCAATTCGCCAAGTTTGTAAATAATGAAATCATAATCTACTACATTTCCGCTTGTTTCTTCAATATGCCCATCTCTCACCCATTCACGATATTGGATGTTATTTGTGTCGGCTGATTGCGTTCCTTTGTCCTCTGGTAGCCAAAACCAGTTTTTAGAATAGTATTTATCCTCGATTTGCCACACTAAACTGAAAGCCGTGATGTCTGAACGTGACGAAAGATCCAACCCACCATAACACGGGTAATCTTTTAGAATACTTTCATCCATTTCCCATTGACTCGCATTCCATATTTCATCATTTATCCACCCATCTTTTGATTGTGTCCAGATATTTAAATAGTATCTTTTGAAACTATTTAAACTTGATGCGCTCACCATAGCTTTGGCCGCTTCCTTTTCATAAGCACGTTTACCAATACTAATATTATAATTTGGATTTGCTTTTATCCATGTCTCTTCTTTGAATGGATCGTCTTCATAATCGGCCCCATACACGCATACAAGTTGTGATTCGTCTGTTGTCACACCTTTTGCCACATTAATTGCGTTTTCGTGCCGTTGGTACCCGATTCCGTACAAATCAGAACCTGCCGTTGTAATTATGAACGATAAAGGTTGCTTTCTTGCCCCTTGTGACTTTTCAACCATTTCAAGTACTTCATTGTTCTTGTGTACATGTAACTCATCAATAATGGCTAATTGCGGGTTAATTCCATCCTCGCCCCCTGCTTCTTTACTTAATATCTGGTAAGTTTTCAAACCTCCAATGTGATCCGGTGCAGTTATTGAATTACGATAAATGTTGCATTTAGATTTTAATCTTGGGCTTTTTTGAATTACTTGTTTTGTTGCTTCAAAAACCAAACCTGCTTGTTTACGGCCCCATGCAACACCCACTATTTCTGAACCACCTTCGCGCTCTATGTCTATAAAAATACACGCAACTGATGCAGCCAAAAATGATTTGCCACTTTTCTTTGGTATTTCAATGTAAGCACTGGTGTATTTTCTCAATCCGGTGTCAATGTGCTTCCAACCAAACAATGGTCTAATAATGTCGTTCTTTTGCCATTCTTCCAAAATGAAAG